AGAAACCAATCATACTTCTTTTTTTGAACTTCTTGCACAGTATTAGATTCATCTATATAACTTTTATAAGCAGTTATTGTTTCTTTGTCTTTGTCAGATAACCCATTCCCTCTTGACTCAAGCGGAACTTTATATTTATCTTTTTGATCATTGAAATAATTCTTTGCTTTCGCAAGTTCTCTTTTTTTAGCTAACTTTCTTTTTTTAATATCTCTAACTTCATCTAATTCTTCATCAAAACTAAATTTTTCTTCAATTAAATCTTGAATATCTAAAGCATCTAATCCATCTTCAATATCTTCATAATAAGTAGCTAAAAGCTGATCATCCTCCATAACATCAAAGTCTTTTTGTAATTTATAAAAGTCTTCAATGCCACGGCCTGTTTCTTTTTTATACTTTAAATAAGCTGATACTTCTTCAGGTAATTCGTCATTGTCTTTTTTTTGCGTAAACAAATCATCTACTGAAGAGATATCTTTATTATACCTATTCTTAATATAAGAAAGCACATCTTCGTCACTTAACTCTGACGAGGGAGTTTTTTCTGGTTCTACAACTTCTTCTGTTTTTTCTTCTTTTGATACTACTACAGATTCTGTTGTTTCTTCGTTTTTATCTTTTACTTCAGATTCTTCTGATTGCAATTCTTGCTCATGCTTTTTTAAAAGTTCTGATTCTATTTCTTGTTTAGATTTGTTGTCATCAACAAATTCTACTGCTTTAACTTTAATGTTATCTAAGTCCATATTTTATTTAATTTAATTTATACAAAGTTAATAATTATATTAACGGTTATTTAAGCTATCTTGGGTCAAATTCCGCAAGATCAAAGCCATCCAAACTATCTTCATTTGATTCAAAATTTATAGGAGGCAAATTATTCTTTCTTTGATCAATCAAACGAGATTGTTCAGAAGACTGCTGACTAACTCGTTGATTTTTTGATTTTTCTCTGGTCTGTTCTCTCATATCAATTTGAGATTGCTCTGCTCCTTTTAATTGCATATTCATTTGAAATTCTACTTGCATTAAAGATTCTTTTAATGCAGCTTCATTCTTCATTTTCTCAATTTCAAAACCTACTGTTGCTTGTGCAATTTGCATTTTTGATTGAGTCTCTGCTTGTATTCTTTGCATAGCACTTTGTGCAGCAGCTTGTTGAGATTGCATATTTAATTGTGCCTGCATCTCTTGTTCTTGTTGTTTTTGTTGTTGGTCTTGTAATTGTTTTTGTTTACGTTTTACCTTTAACAATTGATTAGCCATCTTTATATTTTTTAACTCTCTAATATCAATAGCATCTTCCAAGTTAATATCTCCTTTAGATAAAGCCATTTGCACATTTGCTTCTAATAAAGCTTCTTGTTCTTCATCAGGAGAAACTTCAATAAAAATACCAAAGTCATATATATAAAGATTTTTAATATCATCTAAAATACCAACATTATATTTACCTATCTGTTGAGTAAATTCATCAGCAAAATCAGAATATTCTAAAACATCAGCAGTTCTAATTGATAATGCTTCTGCTAACGTTTGTGTTAAATACAAACTTCCTTCTAATATGTGGCGTGTTGCTGTGTTACTATTTAGTGCAGCTAATTTTTGCACACCAACCAAAGAGTTAGCGTCTGGCATACTTCCGTCTCTTGCTTCATTTAAACCAGTTACTTGTCTAATCATACTCATATAATGATTATAATTACCTATAAGCATTTGCATTTTCTGCGAACCACTTGATGATGTCAACTGCGTAATAGGAATTTTAGCATTATTAAATTCTCCATCTTGAGTAAAGCTTCTACCTATAACACTACCAGTTTGAAAATACAATCTTAAAGCGTCTTCAGGATTATAAGCGTTTCCTGTTCCTAAATCTACTTCATTTAAACCATCAGCATCTATAAATACACCATCAGGAACAACCCTTGAAATAACTTGTTGTAACTTTAAATGAGTCATTTGTATTAAATCTGTAAAAGGAATCATTCTTCTAACTAAAGACTCGATATTACCTTTATACATTCTTGGAGCTGTTGCTATATAATTAGGCATTGCATATTGACTTGCAGATTGAGGTCTAACCATATTTTTAGCCATTTCCCATTTTAAAATAATGTTTGTTCCCATAACCATTATTCCGTCATACCATACGTCTATTTTTTTAGTTACTTTTTCAAACTTACCTTCTTCCATCATTTCTTTTGGAGGATTAAACTCATCTGTTTTAGGAACTACCTTATAATTTCCTGAAGCTGTTTGTTTCTTTTTGTATACAAAAGTATTAGTACTTTTGTAATTAAAATACAATAAAGTTACAGTATCTCTATAGAACATAGAGTTTTCATACATTGCAGCTACATTATAATACTGATACCAAGCTTGACTATATTTTGATATCTCTTCTAAATCTTCATTTGTTAAATCAGGTTTTATTTTTAACAACTCTCCAATAGGAACAGTTTTAACTTCTCCCCAATAAAAACAATCTTTAAAATACGGATCTTCTGTATAACTATAAACCACATTTGCAGGATCAACATACTCTACCTTTATACCATCTCCTAACTGAAACATATGTTTACAGACAGATAAACCTACAGTCATTAAATCCATATCACATCTCTTACGGATTTGTGCATAATGATTTTCTTCTAATAAAGTATTGATAGCTACTTCATTTGCTATTTCAATTGCAGGTTTATAATTCATTTGCATATAAAGCTCCATTTCTAAATCACTTTCTGGTAATTCATCAGGGTTCATATTAAATAATTCTACATCAAAATCTTTTTCTATTTGCTTAAATAAATCTTTAGAGATTACATTTTTCTCTATCATGTTCTGAAACTCTCCTCTTTTTTCAGAAGACATAGCGTCTTGTGCATAAGCCTTAACTGTAAACAGTCTATCAGACATACCATTTACAACTATATCAACAAATTTAGGAATAACAGGAACAGGTGTCCAATCTAAATTTAAATAAGATAAATCACCATCAACTGCTAATTCATTTTTATATTTAGATATTGACTGTTCGCCTCTGGCATACAATCTTAAACGATTAAACTCCGCCCATTGGCTATAAAACCTACATTGACCTACACCTTCTTTTCTGAACCACTCATACTGAATTGCTTGACCCACTTGTAGTCCAAATTCTTTTGTAGCTTTTTTTGAATCTGATACAAATTGGTCAGGGAAAGCAGCAGATTTTATGTCTATTGTAATTCCTTTCATTTATCTTATTAATTGACTAATGGAACTCTCATTGTTATATCTTGCAAAGTTAACACTTATTTTTGATTTTTCTTTAGTAGGTGTGTATAGGTGTTTTTGATTAGCCATAATAGCCAAGCCTGAACTAATAGCTGCATCAAATTTTGTTCTATTGCTAATATCAAATTTTGCCCAATCTTCTAAAGTTTTTTGAAATGGCATAGTTCCCATTATATCTAAATCCCTAAATGTACCATCAAAATCCATTCCTATATGTTTTTCTATATAAGATTCTATAGCAGCAGCGTGTGACTGCTTAACATCTTCAGATGAATTTGGAATACCTCCCAACTCTCTTTCTGTCTTAGAAAGTTTATTAAATCTTTTATCTGGTCTATTCATACAAAAACCTCTATATCCTCTGTTTTTAAAATGATACAATAATCTTGGTTTATTATTTTCACATAAAATTGGCATACCGTAAAACACACAAGCCATTAACACTTCTTCAAAAAATATCTCTGCCGTCTGTGGTCTTGCAATATATTCTAAAAAAAATTCATTACTTGGTGCTTCGTCCATATTAAATTTTGTTAATCCATGTAAAGCACCATTTGAACCTTTACCTACAACTACTCCTGAAATATCATATGAATCACATCCAAAAGAACCAATGTGATCATTGCCAGGATATTTAATTCCTTGTTTTAAAAAAATTCTATTTTGTAAATTTTTACTTGGTGTCCAAGTTACTAAAAATCTTCCACTTTTATTTGGACTAAAAATAACTTTAGAATCTTTAACTCCATTTTCCCATTGAAAAGAACCTTTTGTTGTATGCTGTCCTAATATTAAAGAATCGTTATAGTCAATCTGTTGATATATTTTTGTAAGATTAAATAAAGACATTTTAGATTCATCTCTAAAAGCATGAGATTCTGTACGTGGAAATTGTCTATAAAATTCATTTAAAGCGTCAGCATCTGAAGAAAGAGAATCAACTTCGTTTTTCCAATAATCAATAGCACCAATCTTTATGTCTTCCCCATCCATTCCTACTATAGGTTTTTCAGGAGTAAATAAAACAGGCATACCATATTTATCTATATACCCTTCAAAATTCCATTCCATAGGAATAAACAAATTATATAAACCAGATTTAGTTTGACCATTTTGATTTCTTTTGCTTCCATCTGAGTCTTCAAATAATTTTTTAAAATTAGCTCCTCCTTTTTCTAAAGCATTAGAAGTTGAACCCATCATACATTTACCAATAATTTTACTACCAAGTCTTAAACAAGTTTTTGTTACACGCCAGTTATTTAAAATGTTTTCTGGTCTTTCCCACTTTCCACTTTCATCATGTAATAAGTATTGTAACTTCTCTCCATCATAAGAATTATCAGATGTATTTTTCCAGTCAATAGTTGTGTCTAATCCATCAATATCCTCATCATCAGTAATATACATATTTTTTTTAGTAATCTTTGAGGCAGGAACACGATAAGCTAATTCTGTTTTAGGTTTATCCATACCATCTTGAATAGGTTTAAAAAAGAATGGATAGTTGTTTGATATAGGAACAACTTTGTCAGTAAACATTTTTTTAGCATCTGCTCCTGTTTTAGATAAAATTCCTACACGAGCATCTCTTGTAATTGTAGCTTGATTAACACCTTCACATGAACTCATAAAAGAAAACCCTGATCTTCTAATTTTTAAATAACACATACCAAAGGACCTAACGTCAGCTTTACACGCTTCCCAAAAAATATAAAATATTCTATTTGCTTCTCTAAAATCAGGATGACCAACATCTATTTTTGTCCATTGTAAATACATATAATGTGTTCCAGTAATATATGTAGGAATACCGTTATTTAAAAACCAACACCCTTGTTCTCTTTTATTAAATTCAGTTTCTATGTAGTCAACCCAAGAATTTTTAAACGCAACAGGCTGTTCATTCCATTGAAAAATTGTAGAAATACGTTTTAATGTTTTTGGCAATATTGAAGCAGACCATACTTGATTTTCTTTTTTTTCTTTTTGATTATCAAATACTTTTGGAGTTTTAGGTAATCCTATTATAACATTACTAATTTCATAAATATCTCCAAGTGTTCCGTCACGAGATATAATTACTAACTTATATTTTTCATTATATCCATAATCCCATGTTTTTGCTTTATTCTTATTAACAAGAACATTTTTAGGAATATAATTTTTTAATATTTTAAATATACTATTTTGATCTTGACTCTGCAAATCCTCTTAAAGTATTAGTTTTAGATTGGGAAATATTTCCTTCTAACAAGTTTTTTTCTTCTTCTATTTTTTTTATAATTTCAAAAGCATCCATTATACATAATTTTTTTGTTGCCGCAGCATTTTTTAACCTATCTGCAGCCAACTCATCTTCTGTGTCAAATTTAATAATATCTTCTTTTGCAACTTTTATTAATTGACTTACAGCTTTTTTTCCAGCTTCTATTATTTGTAATTTTAATTCTTGACTATCCATTTAAAACCATAGTTATATTAGGGGTTAACATTCTATAAAGTATTTCTCCTTCTACAGTAAATTCGTATTCACTGTCTGGTTCAAAGATAATTTCATCTCCTTCCTTAACTCCTAAAGATAACAATTGTTTGTTAATATATTTAATAACACCAATTAAAGGTTCATATTTAGAACCTTTATCTATAAAAGATTCTTTTTTTAATACAGGTTTTACAAAACAATATTTACCATGAGCATTCCATTTACCATTATGTTTGTACAAGAAAAATTGATCTTGTTCTACAAAAAACATATTTTCTTTAAAAAAACTTTTACCGCTTTTAATATTACCATACATATCATTGTAAAATTTAAAAACATTATGATGTACAAGTAATGTGTCTCCTATTTCTATTTCTCCTTTATAATGTAAAGGCAAAGATATAACTGTAGCAAAACGATTTGAAGCTGTGTGGTCTTCTTCAGAAACGCTTGTAACAAAATCTAAACCTGATATGTTTTTGATATTGTCGTAACGTCTATTGTTGTATGGTTTTACTATAAATGAATATAATGCTCTCATTAAAAACTATAATCAATACAGTATTTTTTAAAATCTGCACATTTAACTTTATTTAATTTAGCCCTCAATCGAATTACCTCTTTAGTCCAAAGGTTTACGTCTTCAGGATCTTCAGCTAATTTTGATGCAGTAACACGCATATCAGCCATTTCAAGCCATTGTAGATTTGCTTTTATATTGTGTGGTTCCATAATTAAAAATTTATATTATATTCTAATGTAATAGGTAAGGTGTAAAGAAATTCCTTCCAAACAAAAAGTTCTTTATTTTTTTCAACCCATAATATATATGATTGAGTTTCTGCTTTTGCTTGTATTAAATGTATATTATATTTACCTCCTAAAACAGATTGACCAACTATGTAATGCATTGAGCCTGATTTATAATCTGACCCAATAGAAATTTTTCTAATAACCATTTTAATTTTGTTCCTCTACTAAACCTTTATTTAAAACTGCTGTAATTTCTTCCACTATAGATAGTGAACTTATAGGAAGAGATTGTAATAGTCGGTTTATTTGTTTAATAGATTCTTCATTTAATTCTACTTTCATTTAATTTAATTTAATTTATATTGCTAACATAGGGATTTTATATTGACTCCCGTTTATAGTTACTGTCCATGTTGTGTCAGAAGCTGCTACTGTTTCTGTTGTAGTTAGCCCTACGTTTTGAGAAGAAGACCCAAAAATTAATTGTCCAGCTTCCGTTGCTGTAGCTCCATAACCTATACAAACAGAACCTGCAAACGTAGAGGCATTTGCTCCTCTACCTATAGCTATACTTGACTCACCCAAAGCAACTGCTTGATATCCAATAGCAATAGTCCCTGTAGAAGTTCCGTCTGCTTTTCCTGCCGATGCAGTAGCTCCAATTGCTATAGAACCTGTTCCTCTTGTTACCGTAGACCTTCCTATTGCTGTATTGTCAGCAACTACATTACTAACTCCATCTAAAGATGAATGACCAATAGCTATATTAAAACTTCCACTTACTTCTGGGTTTTGAGAAGAAGACCCCATAGCATTAGTTCCAATAGCTATATGTCCTGTCCCAAGTAATACTGATGATCCTGATGCTGTATCTCTCATAGCAAACGCACCAATTGCAATAGAAGAACTTGTATAATGTTCCATTGCACTTATACCAATTGCTATTTGATTTTCTGCTTGCTTAGTTTGATTGTCTAAACTATGATTTCCTGCTTTTGCTCCTATAAAAACACCTCCTCCTGTTGCACTGCTTGCTGAATATTGTGCCGCTCCATTACCTACAGCAACAATATCAATACCTATTTGTCTTGCATCGCTTGTTCCTTCTAAAGCTTTAGCACCTATAGCCACTCTTCCAGTTGCTGTATCTGTAGATGGAGATGATGTTGGATTACCTGCATATTGTAAAGCTTCATGCCCTATTGCAACATCTTGTCCTCCGTAACCATTAGACATAGCATCTTTTCCAATTAAAACATTTTTTGATTGAACTGTTGATGTTGCAGAAGCATTAAAGCCTATAATAACATTTTCATTTCCTGCTGTTATTGCTTGTCCTGCTTGCTT